ATATCAGATGAACGGACACAAGTGGCCTGTGGTGTCGATTCGTGGTGGCGCTGCCAGTGCTGCTAAGGATTTCAAAGCTGCCTACGAATGGCTCGATAGCTTTGAGACGATTGTCGTCTGCTTTGACAATGATGAAGCTGGTAAGGCTGCGGCTAAGAAGGTGTGTGACGTCTTCGGTAGCAAGATCAAGCTGATGAAGCTAGAAGATGGCTTCAAGGATGCTTGCGACTATTTGAAGGAAAACAAGACGACGCAATTCATGCAGCGTTATTGGCAGGCTGAGCAGCATGTCCCTGATGGCATCATCCCTGGCAGCACATTGTGGGACTTGGTGTCGGCACCGATGGCACCTGCTGACTGCCTGTATCCGTGGGAAGGGTTGAACAAGCTCACCTATGGCATCCGTAAGGGTGAGATGATTACGTTGACGGCTGGTAGCGGCTTGGGTAAGAGTCAGTTGCTGCGTGAAATCACCTACCATGTGCTGAAGAATACCGAGGACAATATCGGCCTGCTCTTTCTTGAAGAGAGCGTGAAGAAGACGGCGTTGTCGCTCATGAGTATTGCTGCCAACACTCCGTTGCATCTGCCTGACAACGACGCCACCGACGAGACTCGACAAGCTGCGTTTGCTGATACACTTGGCACTGGTCGCATCTTCTTGTTCGATCACTTCGGCTCCACCAGCGTCGACAACATCATCAACCGCGTTCGTTACATGGCGAAGGCACTCAATTGCAAGTATGTGGTGGTCGATCACATCTCGATCATCGTGAGCGCTCAAGAGAGTGGCGATGAACGTCGCGCTATTGACGAGATTATGACGAAGCTACGCATGCTCGTTCAAGAGACTGGCATTGCTTTGTTCGCTGTGTCGCATTTGAAACGACCTGACGGCAAGGGACACGAAGAAGGTGCTGCAACGAGCTTGGCACAATTGCGTGGCAGTGGTAGCATTGCACAGCTTAGCGACATGGTGATTGGTGCTGAGCGTAACGGTCAAGCTGACGATCCTATCGAGCGCAACACCACGTATGTTCGTGTGCTGAAGAATCGTTTCAGTGGTCAAACTGGACCGGCATGTGCGTTGGTGTATTCGAAAGAAACTGGACGCATGTTCGAAGCTGAAGAACAGGAGGCGTTGTGATGGCATATTGCCGATTCTCTTGCGACAACTTCCGCAGCGACGTCTACGTTTACGAAGGTGATGACGTCGACAACTTCTTCATCACTGTGCGGATTGCGTCAAGCAAATACGTCTTTGACAACGACGCGCCTGATGTGCCAGCGTTGAATAGCAACAACGCTGCTGAAGTGTACGTAGCGTTGCAGAAGTTGTCAGCATATCTTCGTGACCGACCCCGCATTCGCATCATCAAAGAGCATGCAGGCAAGATGTATCATTTTGCCGACATCCCTGGCGCCATCATCTTCTTGCGTCAACTGCAACAACTAGGGTATCATGTGCCTGAACATGCTTTTGAGAGATTGAACCAAGATTATGAAGAAGACAAGAAAGAACGAGGTTCCACGTAACCACGTTGTCATTGCGCTGATGAAGCGAAAGAGCGGCGATGGTCGACACAAAGATCGTCGCCGTTTGTTATTGGAAAAACGAAACATGAGGAACATCGACATTGACCAACACTGACTACACCTACGACATCGAAACCCTCAAACGATTGTTCACGTTCATCGCCAAGGATGTCGACGGCAATGTCGTCTGTCGTGTCGAATGCTCGCGTCGTAAGAACGAAATCGGCATCATGTTCGACTTCCTCGATATGTGCCGTAAGAAGAAGCGTCGTCTCGTTGGTTTCAACAACATCGGCTTCGACTATCCCGTCGTCCATGCGCTGCTAGAAGTGCGTGAGAAAGCTGTCACTGTCAGCGGGCTTGCTGTCGCCACCAAAGCGTACAAGGTGGCGCAGTCGATCTTTGCTAGTCAAGATAGATTTGGTACTACCATCCGTGACAAAGACGTCTACGTGAAACAGGTTGACCTCTACAAGATTCACCACTTCGACAACAAGGCTCGGTCGACGTCGTTGAAGGCGCTGGAATTCAACATGCGTCGTCGCAACGTCATGGAATGCCCTGTGCCGTTTGACGCTGACGAGTTGACGGATGAACAGATTGAGCAGGTGCTTGAGTACAACAGCGAAGACGTTGATGCCACTGTCGACTTCTACAAAGCCAGCTTGCCGATGATTGCGTTCCGTGATGAAATCTCTGCCAAGTATGGACGCGATTTCACCAACCACAACGACACGAAGATCGGCAAAGACTACTTCATCATGCGTCTCGAAGAAGCTGGCATTCAATGCTTCAAGAGCGGTAGAGGTGGTCGCAGTCCTGTGCAGACGATTCGTGATAGTATCGACATTGGTTCGGTGTTGTTTGACTATTACGATTTCAAGCGTCCTGAATTCATTGCCATCAAAGACTGGTTCGCTAAGCAAATCATCACTGAGACGAAGGGTGTCTTCAGCGACATCAAGGAACACGACCTTGGTGACGTTGCTCAGTATTGCCAGATGGTGACGAAGCGACAGAAGAAGAACGCTGACATTGCTGAATCCTTCGCTGCTGAGACGTCACCGTTGGCGTGGGTGGAGCGTGTCGAATTGGCAGCGAAGAAGAAGGGTGTGACACAGTATTCCACCTGGGTTCATTGGCGCTGCGCTGACACGCTTAACGTCGTCGTTGATGGCTTCCGCTTCGACTTCGGTACTGGTGGCATCCACGGCTCGCTAGAGAACGCTGTAGTGCGTGCTGATGACGACTACGAAATCGTCGATGCCGACGTTGCGTCGATGTATCCCAACATTGCCATCAGCAATCGTGCCTACCCTGCACATTTGTCTGACAAATTCTGTGAGATTTACGAAGACGTTTACGAACAACGCAAGAGTTACGCTAAAGGCACTGCTGAGAATGCGATGCTGAAGCTGGCATTGAACGGCGTGTACGGAGACAGCAACAACAAATACAGTCCCTTCTACGATCCGGCATATACAATGGCAATCACCATCAACGGTCAATTGTCGTTGGCGCTGCTGGCTGAGCGGTTGATGGAAATTGACGGCTTGCGTGTCGTGCAAGTCAACACTGACGGTATCACCGTGAAGCTGCCTCGTTCGCAGCGGCAACGATATGATGACGTCTGTGCCAAGTGGCAGAGCGATGTTAAGCTACAGCTTGAGTTTGCTGAGTACAGCAGCATGTTCATCCGTGATTGCAACAACTACATTGCCGTGTACACTAACGGGAAGGTGAAGCGTAAGGGCGCTTATCAGTATGAAGGCTTAGGCTGGCATCAAGACCAAGGCGGATTGGTGATTCCTAAAGCTGCCGAAGCCTACATGCTGCATCGCATTCCTGTAAAGAAGTTCATCATGGATCACGAAGATGTCCACGACTTCATGATGCGTGTTAAAGTGCCACGTAGCAGCAGGCTGATGTTCGTCAAAGACGGTGTTGCTACACAGCAACAAAACATTTGTCGATATTATGCTTGCGCAGATGGTGGAAAGCTGGTTAAAATCATGCCTTCAGTCAAAGACGATGCAGCAGAAGATCGCGACATCGGCGTGGCGAAGGAATGGAACGTCAAAGTGTGTAACGACATGGCGACATTTGGTGGAGACTTGGACGTTCGCTATTACGTCGAAGAAGCTCTTAAACTTGTAATAGCTTGAAAGGAAATGAAATGAGTGATGTAGTTAAGGTGAAGGGCAAGCTCTTCTGGGTGCAGCACAATGTCGTCAACGAGTTGTCTGGAAAGTATCAACTCATCCTCGGCGGCTTGAGCGATGCTGCTGCCAAGGCTTTGGAAGACCTGAAGCTGGAAGTGAGCGAGAAAGATGACAAGCCTGAACAGGGTAAGTTCATCACTTGCAAGAGCAGCAACCCGATCAAGATCACCGATCTGTTGGGTGTTGACCTCGCTGACAAGAAGATCGGCAACGGCAGCGAATGCAAGGCAATCATTCGCCCGTATGAGTGGACGTTCAAGAACAAGAAAGGCGTCAGCCCTTCGTTGAACGCCTGCGTCGTCACCAACTTGATCGAGTTTGGTAACGCTGCTGAAGAACTCGCAGACGCTGACGACGTTCTGTAATGTCTTTGAAGGCGCTGATTGACGCAGACCCGCTCTGCTATCGCATCGCCTTCGCATGTAAAGATGAAACGCCGCTGCATACTTGTC